ACTAGCCTTTTTGGAACTAGCCTTTTTGGGACTAGCCTTTTTGGAACTAGCCTTCCTGTTCGGGGAGAACAATGGGTTCATGAGAGATGTAAATTGATAAAAGGGATTCGTGTATATTTTTTGTTGAGTCGCTCTGCAACCGACCGATGTCATATTACACTTATACGGGGGGTATGTCGACTTTGATCGTTTGGCGCATGTCGTGCTCCGAAGTTTAGATTTCGCGGCGCTTGATTTGCGACCATAAGAAAGGTAATCGATTTTGGCACAAGGCATCGGTGGTCGACCACGGGGACGCGTGGATGTCGGCATAAGGGTTTGTATATATGAACGCAATATTAAAAATTGAGGTACACTTAAAGACGTTAAACCGGATGGACAAGTGAGTTCATGAATTATACGATGCGTAAACGTATGCGAATGGACGAGGAGTCGATTGAAGAGGAACCGAACGATATTGAAGTGGTGAACAATGATATTTATTTTCATTCTGATGTGAGTGTGAAAACGGTGAAAGAGTTGTGCAAACAAGTGAACATCTTAGAAAAGAAAATGTTACAAACGCAAATTGAATTGAAATTGAAGCGTCCACCAAAAATATACATTTATATTCATAGTTACGGTGGAGACGTATTTGCCGGTTTGTCGTGCATGGATGCTTTGTTACGGTGCAAAGTACCCGTCGTAACGATAGTGGACGGGTTCGTAGCAAGTGCGGCAACGCTCATTATGTTGGGAGGGCATAAACGATGGATGAGGGAAAATTCTAGNATTTTAATACATCAAATTCGAGGGGAATCATGGGGTAAATATTTCGATATGAAAGACGAGATGTTCAATTGTGATCAATTGATGAAGACGATCAGTGAAATATATATTGCAAAGAGTGAGTTTCCGGAAAGCAAATTGACCACTATAATTAAAAAAGAAATTCACTTGAACGCCAAAAAGTGTATCAAATACAAGTTTGTAGATAAGTTGATTTAAGTCGTTCATGTAAAGGAATAATCAAGTTCCATGTATTTGATTGATGTATCGAATACATGAAATGAGAAGGCGATAGGATGGAATGTGAACAAATGCGAATTTTTTTAATGCGCAGAAGGTCTTTGATGAAAAGGGAGTCTTCCCCCAATGATACGTTCCTGAATTTGTTGAATTTAAATAAGCTTTTTTTAAATATCATACATGGAGTGATGTATCCGTTCCAGAAGACCGTTTTAGTGAATTTAGACGAAATTGTGAAAACGGAGCATGAACGGACAGGTTTGGTGACGTCATTGAAAAATATTTTTTTAGGTGTCAAAACATCACATTTCGTTCGAAGAATGGTGTTCATTTGTAACGAGAGTCTTTTTTTGCCATGGAAATCGTCATCATCCATGAACGCGATGTATTCTCCATTCGATAAGCTGACCGCGAGATTACGCTTATGTCCTATACTCAACGGGTTTTTTGTATGAATGAACTGATAATTGACAGAAGGTGGTAGTGAATCGACCCCCGGGTAGGGGAAGGGGGAGTCATCGATGATGATGAGTTCCTTGTTTGGGTATGTTTGCGCCAAAAACATGGCGATCATATCGCTCAAAAACCCATGTCGATTTCTGGTTGGAGTGATGCATGAAATTAATGGGAATCTTTTCATTAACATAATTAAAGAAAAAAAAAGAGTGTGTAATAAATGGTGGCTATCGGAATTGACCTTGGAACAACATATTCGGCGGTTGGTGTATGGAAAGACAATCGTGTGGAAATTATCGCAAATTCCCAAGGGAACCGAACAACCCCGTCGTATGTGGCATTTACCGACACGGAACGCCTTATCGGAGACGCCGCCAAAAACCAAGTTTCTATGAACCCGACCAATACCGTATTTGATTCGAAACGACTTATTGGTCGAACTTTTTCCGATCCGGCAACACAAATGGATATTAAGACCTTTTCATATGAGGTGACAGAAAATAAGGAAAACAAACCGTTGATTCATGTGACCCATAAAAACGAAGCGAAAGTGTTCAACCCCGAAGAGATATCCGCAATGATTCTGCAATACATGAAACAAACCGCGGAAGAATATTTGGGACACGAAGTGACCGACACCGTTATCACGGTACCCGCGTATTTTAATGATAGTCAACGACAAGCCACCAAAGATGCGGGGTTGATTGCAGGCCTAAACGTGTTGCGAATCATCAACGAACCGACAGCAGCCGCGATCGCATACGGGTTGGATTTGGAATCGGGAAAGGACAAAAACGTGTTAATTTTCGATTGCGGAGGAGGTACACATGACGTATCGATCGTGAACATTGAGGACGGTGTATTTGAAGTGAAAGCTACAGCGGGAGATACTCATCTAGGTGGGGAGGATTTCGACACTAAAATGGTGGAACATAGCATCAAAGAGTTCAACCGTAAAAACCCGAAATTGAAAGGGATTGAGTTGAATAAACGATCGGTTCGTCGGTTGAGAACGGCATGTGAAAAAGCGAAACGTAATTTGTCCTCCTCGGCTACCGCCACAATTGAAATTGATGCGTTGTATGAGGGAGTGGACTATATGAGCTCAATTACGAGAGCCAGGTTTGAAGAGATTACGTCCGATTTGATCAATCGGTGTTTGGACCCGGTGGAAAAGGTAATGACCGATGCTAAAATGGGGAAGGGAGACATTGATGAGATTGTGTTGGTGGGTGGAACAACACGGATCCCCAAACTGCAGAAGAAATTGAATGATTTTTTCAACGGAAAAGAATTGTGTAAATCCATTAATCCCGACGAATGTGTGGCGTATGGGGCCGCTGTGCAAGCGGCAATCCTCTCCGGAGACTCTAAAAAAGATGAAAAATTGGATTCACTCCTACTACTAGATGTGACCCCGCTTAGTCTCGGACTGGAAACAGCAGGCGGTATTATGACCAAGTTGGTTCCGCGAAACACGACGATCCCGGTGAAGAAAACGCAAACGTTCAGTACATATGCTGACAATCAAACCGCCGTCACCATCAAAGTGTACGAAGGAGAACGGGAACTGACGAAACATAATAATAAACTGGGTGAATTTGAACTAAATGGAATTCCCAATGCCCCTCGCGGAGCTCCCCAAATTGAGGTGTCGTTTGACATGGATGCAAATGGAATCTTGTCCGTTTCCGCGATCGAAAAAGGAACCGGCAAGGCTACCCAAATTACCATTAAAAATGACAAGGGACGATTGTCCAAAGAAGATATCGAGCGCATGGTACAAGAGGCGGAACAATATAAGGATGACGATAAGCAAGTTCTCGATATCATTTGTGCGAAAAATGAGTTGGAACGCCAACTGTACATCACAAGAGAGACGTTTGTGTCTCTTGGCGACGATGCACCAAACAAGGAAGAAATGCTAAACAAACTAAAAGAGATCGAGACGTGGATGAATGAACAAGATGGCACGACATCGCTTGAAGATTATACAGAAAAAATATCGCAAGTCGAAGAAATTCAAGCAGCCATTTCCGATGATACGGACCCGGTTGAAAAGGTGGGCACCGACGCGGGTGAAAATATGGACACCGAAACGGCTGAAAAGGTGGAAACCGACGCGGCTGAAAAGGTGGACACCGACGCGACCGACTCACAGCACACCCCCAATGTTGACGATGTAGATTAAATGTGTCATCATGTAAATGTATTTGTCATTGTTCGTTTGGTCCTAAAAAAATGATGCACCAAACCCTTTTTTTTTAAATATAGTATATTAATTAAAATGTTTTGGAAATGTTTTGGAAAATCTAATATATCAAAAAAGAATGAATTCTCAAGTTTTCACGATTACAAAACGTTGACTGTAAATACATATTTTGAGTTTTCAGATATTATTATTCACGAATTATCAAAACTCGTGCAATCGAAAATGATTGAAGAAAATATATATGGTAATTCATTTCAACAATTTTTACTTGATGTTTATGAAAACTATAGAACAGATTTACCGTATCATAATCAACAGCATATTATTGATGTATTTCAATTTTCAATGTGTCTCATTCAAAGACATAGGAACTTGTTATGGAATTTGTCTAAAAATGATATATTCACATTTTGTTTAGCAGTTTTAACTNATGACATAGGACACGATGGAAAATCAAACGAAGACGTTTCGGGTGTGAACTTATCGTTTACCGATAATGATGACATATCTTTATGTTCAAGTACATATTCATCGTCTTGTAATGAAATAAATCATATAATTATTGGAAGTTGCTTATTGAAAAAATATGGANTTGTATATAACCATGGTTTGTATAATAAGTTAATATTTATAACTGATATGCAATATCATCANTCGTTCGTAAAAAATACGTTTGATTATAATCCATTTTACGGAAATCAAGTTGATATTACATACAATCAAACAAAAGTAGATGTTCTGAGATTATTCTTGAAAATATCAGATATAGGGCATATAATGCGTCCGTGGAATAATCATGTTAAACACGTGATTGGTTTTAACAATGAACGTAAATATCCACTAGAACTGATTGAATTAGCATCTGCTACAATTAATTTCAACAACACATTCGTGTTACCATTATTGGGAAAAATTAAGGAAATTAACATAGGATTATATTACAAATTGAGCAAATACTATTTAATAAATATGAATAATTGGAAAATTTTAAACAACTTTTTTTTATAATTTTACCTTCATTTTCAAATACATTGAAGTACTATGTAACTGCTACCACCCACGGAATCGTGTATGATGGAGTGATTATACAAGCGTTGCACAACTTTACACTTGATAAATGGAATGTCATCACACCAAGGAATCAAATGAAAGAAACGTACGACTATCCATGTTGTCCCACGTGTTTGGTTCATGTGTCGGTACGGTCATATTGAAAATGGGCAAAACGCTATTTAAACCTTGACATTGTTGTGGGTGAAAAGTATGAATGTGTTCTACCGGCATATTTTCGGTATCCTTAAAGAAGATTAAGAACTTAAGAAGATTAACCGGAATTGATAGGTATATTAATGTACTACAAAGAAAACGAATTGTTGTTAATCAACTTTTGTTTCTTATGTTTGTATTATTGGTTTGAATCGAAGGAGGAAACATTGTTAATATACGAACGATGTTT